AAACTAGCCCAAGAAGTATTTCCAAATGCTACACCAGAGAGTGCTAGAGTCATGGTGCATCAGAACTTACAAAACATTACAGTTCAACAAGCTTTACAAGAGGCGCTAGCTAAATATGACCTCACTACAGACCGATTGGCTAACGTGGTTGATGAGGCTATGAGTGCTACTAAGACCGTGATTATTGGTAAGGACGAGCAAGCTTTTGCTGATGAAGTACCTGATCATGGTATTAGACTCAAAGCAGCAGGTATGGCAGCAAACTGGATGGGAATAGGCAAGGGACAAGAGGGTGGTACGACCAACTTCAACTTTGTGAACGTATCTAAGACAGATCAGAATGACTACAGTCTATAAGCCCTATAAAGACCTAATCAGTCTGCAGAACACCGAGAAGCCAATAGACACTAAGTTCAACTGGCAAGGCTACTCTCGCTTTATGAATGACCGCTTTACTATCGTCAACAAAGATAAGGAAGAAGTAGCATTCACGCAGCAACCAGCTCAGGATGACTTCTTGTATCACATGAGCCTGTACTACCAGATTATTATATTGAAAGCTCGGAAAATGGGCTTTAGTAGTACTAGTCTAGGTGTCGCAGCTGCTAAGTTCCTCACTGGCCGCAATGAGAACTGTGTCTCAATGAGCTTCGATGCTGATGCAAGTGTTAAACAACTAGCCAGAGCTAAGCAGTTTATTAAGAGTTATGAGCGAGCTACTGGCACGAAGATACCATTCAAATACAACCGGCAGAATGCTATGGTGTTTGAGGGTACAGATCCGGAGACCGGTGAGACCTGGACGAACACACTGCGCGTTGGTACTGCTAAGAGTTCAAGCTTTGGTCGTGGTGATGACATTACGTTCTTACACCTGACTGAGGTAGCCTTCTGTGATGATATACCAACCTTACTGTCTGGTGTAGGTGAAGCGTTGATCCGTGGTAGCCATATGATCTTTGAGACTACTGCTAATGGGTTTAACAGCTATAAGCAGTTTTGGGATGAAACAATGCGTAATAATACGGGCTTTGCTGGTCTATTCTACACACCTGACTGGGAGTATGACGCTGAGTACCTCGCCGCTCGTGAGAAGCGTCTCGGTCGCCTGTACATGCAAGAATACCCGTCTACACCACAGCAAGCGTTCCTGACTAGTGGTATGCCGTACTTTGACCCTGAAGCTATGGAGCGCTACCTGACTATGATTAAGGAACCAATGTATGTTTAACAAAGACATGTTCCGTCAGTACCGTAACTTCGTACCTGGTGAGTTTATTATCTGCTACGTTGATACCGCTGGTGAGGGGCAGGACTACAACGCCGGACACTTCTTATCTAAGACTCGCCTCGATATCCCGATGGTGCTGCACTATGAGGGATCAATCACTGATGTTACACCAGTACTCAAGGATGCACTCGAACTGATTAAGAAGCAGACAGGTGTCAATCCAGTCGTCGCCTATGAGACCAACAATGGCGGCAGCTATGAGCTAGAGCGTCTGTCACGGCTCAACAAGCTACAGAGCTACACCATGTACTACCAGTACAAGCTCAACCCTGAAGGCAGACTGGAGCGCACGGACAAGCTGGGCTACAGTACCAACGCTGCAACTCGTGGCCCGATGCTGATTGGCTTACAGGATATGATTAACGGTAACCTGGTGACGATCTATGACAAGCTGACCGTTGATGAGATGTTTAGCTTCGTCAAGCATAAGACACCGAGCGGCTGGCGAGCTGAAGCTGAGATGGGCAGTCACGATGACTTGATTATGGCACTAGCTGGAGCTTGGCAGCTGTACCAGACTGAGAGCAAACCACTGAACGAGTATGAAGATACGCAGCAATACCAACAAGTAACATCGTTTGCTATCTAATGAAGAAATTAACACTCGCCATAGACTTCGATGGTGTCCTGCACGATAAAGCTCACCCCCTAGAGGGTAAGAAGATGGGCGCACCAATGCCAGGCGCTCAGGCTGCAATGGATGAGCTGTACCAGGCTAAGCACAAGATCATCATCTTCACGACTATGGCAACGACACCAGGCGGTAAACAAGCGGTTGAGGATTGGCTCGACTGGTATGACTTTGACTACCATGAGGTGACCGCTATCAAACCTAATGCCGATCTGTTTTTGGATGACCGCGCAGTGAGATTTACTGACTGGACAAGCGCTATCCTTGAGCTCAAGTCAATGGGTGTTGAGGTGGCAGATTAACACCATGTATGACGTTGTACTGCTGACTGAGTGTCAGAAAATGCGGGATTTAATAAAGCAAGTTAATGATTTAACATCACAGGAGAAGAATATGCGCGCGGAAGATTATATGGACATGGACAGCGCCCGAAACAAAGCTATCCAACAACTAGCAGAGATATGTGCAGCAATGGGGCTCAACTGGGTAGCTAACGATACTGAGTTTATGATTGAGCTCCCGAAGTACGTTGCAATGAAAGCTACCGCTCAAGTTGAGTTCACGCCCCCACAGACCCGTCGTAAAACGTTTGATATCACAACCTGGGGTGAGCCTGGGCCAATTGAAGGTTTGCCTGATGACATGCAACTACCTGACTACGGTGAGATACTTGAAGAAGGTCAACCTCCGAAAGGTGATGTCGATGCTGAAGCCTAACCCCTTCATCACAACTAACGAAGAACGCATCAGACTAGACTTAGCTCGTGACGCAGTAATCTACAAGCCAACTGACCTGATTACTGGCCGCGAGTGGTATGACCGTTTCATGTATGAGCTGAGCAGTGATACCTCGATCCCCTCACACTTATACCAACTCATGTCATTCAAAGCCCAAGAAGCAACCGGATTAAAGCCAAGGAGATCACGCTATGAGCAATAACCCCTACGGTATGACCTCACGCGAAGCAGCAGCACTATACCTCAGTGACGGCTACACTGACGATGCTGAACTAGCGAGCATGCTGGATGCAGCTAAGAAGCAACCAGAGCTCCTGATGCCACGCGGAGTACTACCTCAGAAAGACTACCAACCACCAGCACTCACCATAGAGGATGCTGACAACGAAGAACGCATTAGACTGCGCAACGCCATTGGCTTTGATGTTGAAGTGAAGATTGACCCGATCAAGAACCGTGCCACGCTCAAGGACACTGAGCTCAAGCTCTACACCCGCTGTACCCTGAGTGATGATGCGGATGAGGCAGCAGCGGCTATGTCTAAGGCAATGATCCGACTAAAAACTAAACACGATGCAAAGGTGGCAACACTATGATCGAGTCAGTTACTGGTATGCACTACGGACGAGTGGTCAGTGAGACTGTTTATAAGGCAGGCTTACCAGTCAGTGAGAAGCAAACAACGATTGAGATCATCAAGACACCTGACCGCAAAGCACTACTCGATACCATCTTCGACCAGCTCAAGCGATTGGCCGATGAAGATAGTATTGTGTTTGAAATCTTTGCCGCTCCGCATAGCCATGAACCCTGTCGGATAGAGGTGACAACTAAAACACGCTTGCTATAAGCATAAGTGATGTGTTAAATATAATACTAACTAGGACAGAGGAAGCACCTTACCCTATTTCAAATCTGGAAACAAAACATTGCAATTTCTTGAACCGGAAGACCTGGGCTCCTCTTATCAAGCAGCGCAACTCAATGCTCGTCGTAACTGGTTAAAGTACGATGAGTATGAGCGCTTAGCCAACAACGACGTTCGTACTGACTTACCAAGCAACATGCCAAAAGTGAATGATGGTTCACTGGCTGCAACGCTGCGTAAAGTTCCAAAGCGTATCATGGCCCAACCAATGAGCGGTAAGATCAAAGCTACTGACCGTGATGAGGACTGGGTAGCCAAGCTCGCGACTATTATCTTAGAGGAAATTATCGTACCCAACGCGAACACTGATGCACCGTTCCTCAGTAAGTGGCAGACTGCTCTCAAGAACGCCCTGATCTACGGCGCACAACCGATCTACACCTTCTTCACCCAACACGGCACATACACCGGCGCTGATATGAGCGTTCCGTATGTCAAGAACGTCTACCTTGAGCCTGGTAAGATCAGTGACCTGGCAAGCGATTTCATCTTCATGGACAGCTACTACACTAAGCTACAGGCCAAGCGCTTAGTTGAGAAAGCTCAAGAGGATGCGAAGTCAGTTGAAAAGGGTGACCTCAAAGAAGAAGATACCGTCTGGGATGCCGTCAAGCTCAAAGCCTGGTTAGATGCTGGCCCAGCCGGTAAAGATGCCCAGAGTATGAACCGCAAAGAGCGGGTAGGTGAGAACCGTGACGAAAAGGGTCTATTCAAGCTTGTCACCTGTTTCAACCGTGGTTATGAAGCACCCTTCTACACGTTTGCCCCAAGCATCTCTGACGCTGTTGTGGGTGAGCAAAAGAACACCAACCCAACCGGCGACATCCCGATTATCTACTTATATGCTGACGAAGACTTAATCAACCCCTACGGTACTGGTCTGGTGCAGATGGCTGGTGCTACCCAGAACGTGCTTGATAACTTAACCCAGACTGACGTACTCGCGACCCAGATTGGTAACCAGCCACCGATTGATATTGCCGGTGATCGTAGCACAACAAACCTCAAGAGCATGGTCTACAGTCCTAACGCGTTCTGGTTTACGGGTAATGCCAAAGTCACCCCAGTCCAAGCTGTCAACCCGAACATGTACAACGCGATGCCTGGTCGCTTCAGTCTCTACCGCTCACAGCTCCAGTTCCAGACTGGCACGATGGACAACACCATTCCAGCTGAAGATGGCGCTACGGGTATGAGTAAGACCACCGCCGGTGTTCATGCCAACCAAGCCAACATGGACGCTGACGATAACTTCATCTTGCAACGCGTTGGTGATGCGTATGGTCGCGCCATTAAGTCCATGATCAATATCCACATGAACAACATGGAAGGCACCGAGCTGATCAAGCTAGAGGGCTCACAGATCGAACTGATGGCTACGACTGAACTCGTACCAACTGATGAGAATGGCGAACCAATGGTCAACGCCATTGAAGTTGTTTGGGATAACGTGCGCGGTAGCTTCGACTTCAACGTTGACCCAATGAGCAGCCTCAAGATTAACGATGCTGAACAAGCGGCCAACTTACACGAAGCTATTAGTAGTATCACCCCAGCAGTGAGTTACTACATGAGCCAGGACGGGTACCGCTTTAACTTAGGTGAAGCCTACCACAGCTTGCTGACCACCATGAAGCTAGAGAACCTCGACAAGATAATTACCAAGATGACACCTGAAGAGAAACAGGAAGCTCAGAACGCTCCATTCCCAATCATCGATCCTCCACAACTGCGCTACGCGCTGGCTGATCTGCCTCCTGAAGCTGTACCAGCTGCACTGGCTAACGCTGGTATTAACTTTGACGCGTCTCACATGTCAATGCCGTGGAAAGACCAAGCCCAGATGCAGAAGGCTGATGCCGTGACACTCTCAGCTCAGTCTGATAGCCTACGCGCTCATGCTGAAGTTACGGGCAAGCAAGCTGACCTGCTCAACCAAGTGGGCGCACCTGCTGACCCAACTGCGACTGGCCAACCTGACCCAACCCAACCACAAGGCTACAACCCAACCGCCAAGCCAGGACAAGCTACCAGTACCACTGGCCAACCACAGCCACCACAGACGCTGCCTGACATGCAACAAGGCTCACAGCCTGCAGCACAGACCCCACAAGCCGCTCAAGCAGCAACAGGCGCACCTGCTGGTCTCACGCCACAAAACTACAGCCCGTATGCTAGCGAGATGATCCATACGCCTATGCCGCCTAGTCAGCCGCCGATGCACCCGAACCCTGAACAGCGCATCTTAGAGATTAAAGAAGAATACCGCGTCGATGAAAAGACCGCGTTAGGTATCATGGCGGCTGAAGATCATGGCGTTGATCCTATGCAGTATTTAGAGTTTATCGGTCACACTAGCGGGGCTGCGGTATGAGCCAAGCTTTTGACTACCTAAACACTGGCAATACTGGACAGACCTTTGGTAACGAAGAAGTACCACAGGTTGTTGATGAGGCAATTGAAGAACAACGTCTGGAGCTCGCCCAGCTATTACCAAGCGTACAAGCTATTCTCGACACCATTGACGCTGAGATAAACGCTATATGTGACATCCGTGCCTATGTTAAGACACTAGGCGCTCGCCCAACCGCTGCTGATATTAAAGCTGAGTATGCTGCCCGTGAGCTATTCATTGGCATGGCTGACCGCCTCAAGACTAACATTGCCAATAAAGTATCTGATGTGGAGCGCTCATTATGAGACAGAAACTACTCACCAATCCATTCCTGATGTTCATCAAGCGTGATGTGCATGCCCTTGAATACAATGCCTCAACTCAGTATCGCTTCAACCAAGCCTGGGCATGGTTTTGGTTTGCGACTATGCTGATCGTACCATTTGTGCCTGTACTTCGGAGTAGTCTGGCTGCCTTACTCATATTAGAAGCTAGTCTCTGGGCTAACTTTGCCACGCACTTTAGCGGTATGAGCTCAGCCCTGGCCTCGAAGAACTCGAATGAAGTGAAGCAAGCCACCGTGGAGCAAACCAATGGCTGAGCTACCCTACATCGAACCTGATGAAACCGAAGAAGCTCAGACCTTTGACCTGGGCGCACTACCCACTATCACCCACTCCTTTGATCATATTGTTGGTAACCAGCTGATGTGTAGCGCGCACGATATGTGTACCAGCGTGACCGTCAGTCCTACCGCTGTACTTGAACCAAACGAGAAAGGAGAGCTAGTACTGGTCGAGAAAGCAGTGAGATAGCTTGTAGCCTATGGCCCACCCGTAGGTTGCAAGGTGTTTCCCTAGACACCCGTCCCGTTGAACGTATCAATAGAGCGTCGTGGCTATAACACAGACAACTAAATGATAGGAGACATATCATGGCTAACGAACCCACAATCGTCCAAGAGGACACTGGCTTCGTACCAGAACCCATCCCCGATACAATCGCGGACACAGAAATTAACGGACTTGATCCGATCCAGACTGACGAGCCTGAAGCGGTAGAGGAAGTTAATGACGATACGAACGATGACCAACAGGACGAACCTGTTGAGGAACCGGAGGAAACCCCTGAGCCAGAGCCTGAGAGTGAACCTGCACCGCAGGAAACACAGCAGCAACTCGACGCTAAGGAACAAGCTCGTTTGCAGTTTGAGCAACGCCAAGCGCAACGAGCCGAGCGTGACTACATCCGCGAACAACGCGCCCAGATACGCGACTACGAACAAAACAGCGACCAGACTGACGTTGAGGAACGTATGCGTATCCTCGAAGCCAAGCAATACGTCGATACTGTTGAACGTAACCGCTCAGCTGTTGTCAACGAAGTAGCCATTGCCCAGAACAGCATTCCGTTCTTTAAGTCCGGCACCGAACAAGCTCAGCTACTGTTCCAGCAGTCGCTTGAGAACTTCGCCAACGCCTACGGTGTCACTGACCCGCAGACTGGTGAATGGATCGCCGCTCAAGATCGTAACGGCAATGATGTTTCATTACTACCGTACCTACAACAACAAGCAGCTATCTATGAACAAGCAGTTGCCACAGCCGGACGACAGGCTCAACAGTCTGAAGCCCGTATGCGAGCCAAGGCCGTTAACCCTAGCAATGCAGGAAAAGTAACTTCCAGCGGGGATGAATTAAACGACTTACTCGACAAGATTGGTGACATTCAACTCACATAGGTAGCCTAAAACTAAGAAAGATAGTCTAGCCTCATGGGATCATTTACAACTACTAACCCAACCAGCACTACTCAGGTAGCTGCTGATTTGCAGACGTACTTCTCAAAAGCTCTGCTGAAACAAGCGAAGTACAAGGTTGTTCTCGACCAGTTTGGTTACACTGAGAACATTCCTAGCAACAGCTCTAAGACCATTAGCTTTACCCAGTACTCAGACCTCACACCTCTGACCGCTGCCAACCTAAACGGCTCTGAAGGTGTTGCGCCTAACGATACCGCGCTGACCACAACTGCTATTACTGCCGTTGTTGACCAACTCGGTGCGTTCGTAACCCTGACTGACCTGGCTAAGCTTACCCCTAAGCACCCTGTCATGCAGAAAACCATTGAATTGCTTGGTGTCCAAGGTGCTCGTTCATACGACAACTTGATCTTCAACGCAATCTCAGCTGGTACTGGCGTATTCTACGCTGGTGGTGTCGCTTCCCGCGCAACTCTGACCTCTACTTCTTACCTCACGTTCCAGGATGTCCTCAAGGGCGTTGTGAACCTGCGTAAGAATGGTGCTTCAGAGTTTGATGACGGTAACTTCGTCCTCGTGGTAACCCCACAGGTTGAAGGTGACTTACTCCAGGACACAAACCTGCAGAACGTTGCCTACCGCCAACAGCCAAACAGCCATAACAACGAACTCTACAAGGGTGCGATCATGACCTTTGGTGGTGTAACCATTGTTCGTTCCAACCAGTTGGCCGCAAACGTCGTGCCTAACACTGGTGTTGGTGGCACATTGACTGCTCACCTCTGTTTCTTGTTCGGTCAGAACGCCTACGCTGTGACCAACCTGCAGAACATGCAGACCTACACACAGCAACCTGGTGGTATCGCTGACCCACTCGAACAGCGTATGACGGTGGGCTGGAAGGCTGGTTTTAAGGCAGTTATATTAAATAACAACTTTATGTACAGATTTGAGAGTATCTCTCGATTCTAGAATAGTTACGATATAACCCCTGTTCTTTAACAATTT